CGGGGCTATTTGGGTGAAACCGAGGGACCAGGGAGCAAGAATAATCCCAAAATTATTGAAATGTATGCCTCTGTTGGACATGAGCACATCGCGCATGATGATGTTGCCTGGTGTGCGGCCTTTGTGGGGCATTGTTTAGAGCGCGCAGGGATCCGTTCCACGCGTGCACTCACCGCGCGGTCTTATCTGCAGTGGGGGATCGCTGTTGCGAGGGAGGATGCGCAGCAAGGTGATATTGGTGTTCTCCCACGTGGGACATCAAGCTGGCAGGGCCATGTCTTTTTTATCGATCGCATTCAAGGGGGATGGGTCTGGGGTTTGGGAGGCAATCAAGGAGATGCCGTGAGCATCAAACGTTATCCGATCTCCAAGCTCTTGGGCATTCGCAGGGCAGGGAATGTTGATCCGGCTCTCACGCTGACGGTGAAGGACGTACAAACCCGTTTAAAAGCGCTTGGCTATCATGAGGTGGGACGCATTGATGGAATACTTGGACCGCGCACACGCGGCGCTATTTTGGCCTTCCGCGATGATCAGAACCTGCCATGTGAGGCCGTGATAGACGTCGCTCTCGGCGAAGCTTTGAGAGAGGCAAACCCGCGCATCGTCGCACCTGAACGCCGCGATGGTCTGCCTGAGGGCAGTCGCATAATGCGCGCGAGCCATAGGCAGATGGGATTGGGTGCCCTCGGGGTGGGCAGCGTAATCAGTGCGGATCTGGCGCCAATTATTGCAGATGCCGAGCGCGCCCAGGGGATCTTAGGGCGCCTCAGTGCCCTTTTTGGTGATATTACTTGGGTGGAAACGCTGATGCCTTGGATTGGGAGTGCACTTTTTATCTTCATAATGATCTCAGCGGCAAAAGCGCGCCATGCCCGAATTGAGGACCACCGCTCGGGCAAAACGCCATGATGGGTCTTTTATCTACAGCGCTTGGGAGTGTCTTAGGCCGGTTGCGGCTCATCTTGGCGATGGTGTTGGCCTGTGTTGCAGCAAGTTATGTCTTGCTGCGTCAGGGACGTCATCAGGCACGCGCAGAGTTTGCCATAAGACAGGCTGACGCGCGCATCGCTGCTTTGCAAGCTACAAAGGAGATCCGAAACGATGTTCAAAAAACTAATCGTGCTCACCTTCCTGAGCGCGCAGATCGCTGGATGCGGGATTAGGCAAGATCTGCCTGACGTTGCCTGTGATTGGGCGTCTCCAATTTGGATCTCAAGACAGGATCATTTGAGCGCAGATACGCTGCGTCAAATTGTAATCCACAATGAAACCGGTGAACGGCTCTGTGGGTGGGGCTCATGAGCGTTATGATTGCGCAAGGCCCGGCGATCCTCATTGGATATTGCTATCAGCTTGCCTTGGAAAGCGAGGCGGCACTCTTTCCGGAAGGCGCAGAGTTCTTTGCTGAGATCCGTTCCGCACGCTCAAGCCAAGATGTGATTGTGACGCTCAGCAGTTCTGAGGGGGCATTCGTGCGGGGTACGGATCATGTGCTGTGGCTATCTATTCCGGCAGATGCAACCGCACGTATGCAGGTTGGCACAATTATCTTTGACATCGCGCGTGTTGATACTGCACCGCATCTGCCGCTTGGCTTTTCCTTGGAAATCCCAGTTCTTCTTCCGGTGACGCGAGGTCTCTTATGAGTGATGCACGAGAGGTGCAGACATATGCCAGTCTTGAGGGCGGGGTTCCAATCAAATTACATATTCCAAGGTCTCCCATTCGCATTCGTATACAGGGGGTTCCGGGTCCTGAAGGACGTCAAGGTCCCAAAGGGGATCAAGGGCTGCAAGGTGAGGCAGGGATCACAATTTTACCAGTAGATACACCGATCAATGGAGGCTTTTTCTAATGGCCAATACGATACAACTCAAGCGGCGCGCCGCGGGAAATGCAGGTGCACCCCCCTCCCTAAAATCAGGGGAGTTGGCGCATAACGAGGTAGATAACACCCTTTATATTGGCAAAGGAGATGACGGATCAGGGGAGGCAAGTTCGATTGTTCCCCTAGCGGGACAGGGTGCCTTCGTAGATAAAAGCACGGCGCAATCGATTGCAGGCTTAAAAACGTTTTCTGTCCCGCCAAGATCTGCGCAAAATGCAAGCGCAAGTACAGATCTTGTAAGGAAATCCCAGTTTGATGCTGGACTTGCGAGTAAAGCTGCAAGCACGCATGTCCATGCGCTCTCAGAGATCTCTGGATTAGAGAGCGCTCTTGGTGAAAAATCAAATACTGGGCACCTGCATGCAATTGCGAATGTCACAGGTTTAGACAGCGCGCTGAGCAGCAAAGCAAGTCTTGCCTCTCCTTCCTTCAGTGGCACGCCCACGGCACCGACGGCCTCGAGCGGAACAAGTAATACGCAATTGGCCACAACAGCTTTTGTGCAGTCCGCCATAATTGGGTTCGGGGCAGGGGATATGGCCCGCGCAACCTATGACAGCAACAATAATGGAAAAGTTGATGTTGCAGAACATGCAGATGCTGTTCCTTGGTCAGGTGTGAGTGGGAAGCCCGCAAGCTTTCCGCCCTCAGCGCATACGCACACGATCTCACAAGTCGGTGGATTACAAAATGCCCTAGATGAAAAAGCCCCCCGTGTCTCGCCAGCCTTCAGTGGCACGCCGACAGTGCCGACAGCAAGTTCCGGCAGCAATTCCACGCAGGTTGCAAGCACCGCCTTTGTTCAAGCGGCGCTTGCCTCCCTTATTGATGGGGCTCCCGGTGCTTTAAACACGCTCAACGAATTGGCGGCAGCTTTGGGGGATGATCCAAATTTTGCAAGCACATTGACAAATGGTTTGGCGGGCAAACTCGAAAAAACCGCGAATTTGGGCGATCTCAGTAATACCGCGACTGCGCGTGCAAATTTAGGGTTGAACTCACTGGCAACACAAAGTGCGTCTCAAGTGAATATAACAGGGGGCGTCATTGCCGGCGTTACCCTCGATGGAGGCACGTTTTGAAGGGTCTCTTCTGCGCTCCTAATGGGTCTTTATATTTAAGGAGGTCTCATGCCCAGTGTCATCACTCATAAGCGCTCCGCTGTCACAGGCAAAGTACCCAGCACGGCACAACTCACCCTAGGTGAAATTGCCATCAATACGAGCGATGGGAAACTCTTTATCAAAAAAAACAATGGAACCGAGAGCGTCGTTGAAATCGGCGCACGCGGTCCACAAGGGGATACCGGGCCTGCGGGACCTCAGGGCGTACCCGGGCCCATTGGGCCCTCGCAGTTTCCACTGTCCATACCCACGGCAACCATTGGCGCCGTATATTTTGATGAAACAGAGCAAAAACTTTATGTCTATAACGGAGATCATTGGGCAGGTGTGCGTTTTGCAAATCCCTACCTTGATCTTGTGGCAGGATCGCAAAATGACATCTTTCTGAATGGCTCCGTGCATGGGGATGTGGGCAGCGGATACATAGGCACAACATATGTTCCGCCATCCTCCTCTGAAAACCAAACAGTGGCCTATCGCTTCACGAACCTGCGCGCCACCGGAACCGTGACTGTTGCGGGGACAGTTAGTCCAACAGGAAGTGTTGTCTCTGGGAATGATCGTTCCATCGTTATTACAAAAAATGGGGTCTCAATTGCAGGGGCAGGGGGGCCATATGGTCCGTATTCCACAAGCGTAAATACCTCAATTGCGCCCAATGATGTGTTTGAGTGGAAAATCAGAGACGTTTATTGGCGCTATTCTAATAGTGGTGCACAAGCCGATAATTGTAAGATAACAACAGGAAGCAGCCTCACATGATATATCAATGGGTTGATGAGGCGCGCCGTTCAGTGCGCGTCATAGATGATGCGCTGCCCTTGAGCGATCAAGTGCCAGTTGTTTTAACAGATCGTGATGCGGGCTGGGTCGATATTCCCTTCGAAGAGGTAAAACAGGAAGCACTCGATACGTATCTTCTCATCCAGCGCATCCGCATGAAGCGCGATCGCTTGTTGCAGGAAAGCGATTGGACGCAACTCAATGATGCTCCCGTAGATCGAGAGGCCTGGGCTCAGTATCGCCAGGCCCTCAGGGATCTGCCGCAGCAGGAAGAGTTTCCAGGAGAGGTGGTGTGGCCAGAAGTGGGGTAGTGAGGAGTTTAACCCGCCTGCATGTTCCTTGAAGGGGAATTCTTCAGGCAGAGCTGTGTAAATGAGTTTGCCTTCAACTTTGGCGTCATGATGGCGGCTGTTTGGCACTTGACGGAGGCGCTAGTTCAAATTGTCTATGCTGTTGGTGTTCTTAAATAGGTCACATAAAACCCCTTGATTATTCGGTGCTCCTGCAACCGATCACTGAGCGAAAAACCGTCTTTCTTGATTGGCGCCTGAAAAATATCAAGCCCGCGGTCTAATACGATCTTCCAGCCAGTATCAGTGACGATATCACGCGCATGCGCCGTTTCGCTGTTATCAAATGCCCATGTGAATTCAACACCCGAGCCTACACACGCATCCATGATCGAATCCAGTAATTCTCGTTGCTTGTCTATATTGCTATCGTCGGGTCCCGTCACAAGATGAACCCCAACTTGATCCTCGGGCAATTTTCGCCGAATTACCATTTCCACGAATTCCATCATGTTTCGGATCTGGTAGAAGTACCGAATATATGGATCCGTCACGATAATTTTGGTTGCCCCTTCGACGTATGGTCCGAAGAGTCGATCGTAGCTGATCCCCTTGCGATCCTCTGTGAATACATGGTGTCCCTCTTCAAGAACGGGCTTCCCCTCTGCTTCGACAAGGCGTCCAGCCTCCGAAGCGGGTCGTGACGTTGGTTCCACTTCCTCATCGGAATATGTCGGGGCACCATTACCAAATGATGTCTCTGACTGTTCTTGCTCCTTGGGATCCAGCGCAGGCTTGAGGTGGTAGAACTGCGGGTATTCCTCTTCTTCTACTGTGGTCACACAGCGCTTGGTCCCGTCCGTTCCAAGGTAGTGAAAATCAACCTCTGGATAGGTGCTGTCGATGCGGGACAGTTGATCCTTCACCCTCTTGCGGCTCTCCATGGCTAGGCGCAGCAGTTCTTCGACATCCTCGGCCGTCTCGCCGCCATTCGGGAAGATCAGCTTCAGCAGGCCCGACATCGTCTTGTAGATCGCATCCCTATCTCGTGTCGAAATTTTTTCGCTAATTTTGAAATGCTGATCTGGACGGTTAGAAAAATCCTCCTGGCGCAGGTGGCGCAGGATTTCGGCCAGGTAGTCAACGATGAAGCCATACCCTCTCGTGAACATCTCCCCGCGGATCACGTCGATTTCCCAGCCCGGCAAATAGGCATGCAGTCGATCGATAAAGGCTGAGTCATGGAACTGCAGCGGTAGTGCCTCAAAGAGGTCGCTGTTTTTCAGCATGAAGGGCACGTTATGGTCTGTGTTGCCGACAAACGCAAAGCTGGCCTCGGCCCCCATCGGGTTCACACCCCGAGAAAAAGTCTTGTTCGCCATATAGTTTTTCATGATGTCGACCAGCGCCTTGTTCGCTGTCTTTTCTCGCCCGGCGAATTCATCAAAAGCCACGACATCCCAATAGCCCACCAGGCCAATCCGGCCGTTCGAGTTATTTACAAAAAGCTTAGGGATTGTCACCTCGCCCCCCGAGATCAACTGACCATGTGGCGAAAACTCCGAATAGATGTGCGACTTGCCTGTTCCTTTGGGGCCAAGCTCGATGATGTTATAGTTACGTTCCACGAAGGGGATCAGGCGCATCAACTGTAGGAGCTTTGCCCGTCGCCCAAAGGCCTCCGGGTTGAACCCGATGCTCTGCATCAGCAGGTCAATCCAATCGTCAGTGTTGAAACTGCCCCGCGCCTCCTGGTAGCCCTCATAGTCGACCTTGGCGATCTGAATGGGCTTGATAGTTTCGAGGATCCATGGCGAAATGCGCGCATCTTCAGAAAACTCGTATTGTACGTCTGCGATACACCAGACACCGGTCACAAGCAGTTTTGGGTGGGCTTTGATGGTGCCGCTGTCGACCGCGACCTTCTTGATGCCGAGGTTGTCGAAAGTGGCCTCATAGCTGTCAGTCTTCTCATTTAACGACACGCTGATCTGGTCGATGACCTTGTAGCGACCTTTTTCCTTGATCGTAGATTGGATAAGCCCGGCTTCGCTACGATGGACATAATGCTTGCGAAGAATCTCCTTGACGGTCTCTATGCCCGTCGCAATCGATGCCTCGTCATCGGTTGCGCAGTACTGACCCAAGAGATACTCGAGTACGTAAGTCGGAACGATCGCGTTGCCCTTGACTGCTTTCACAAGATCCTTTCGCACGACAAAGCCTGCAAAATGTTCATTGATCCTAGTGTCGAGATCACTCATGGACCCACTCCTCAAAAGTCAAAATCTGTTGTGATGCCACGTTTTAACTGAAAACGGTGGCTTGTGTAGTCCTGATAGTGGCTTGTCTTGCCCACTCGCTCGCGCAGTTTTAGGAATACGTCTTGATTGTTGAACTTGTCCGCCTTGCGCGACAGCAGGAACTTCCTGGGCATTTCGCGTTCACGCGCGTTCTCAGAAGTAAAATCGAACTGCAGAACATGCTCGTCTGAAATCAGCGTATCATTGGCAGCGTAGATCCCCGCCACCAACTCGCGCGCCTGCATCTTCTCGGAGACCGGTTGCGCTTGGTAGAAGATTACCGCCGTCTGCCCTGACGTGATCTGGCTACGGCCGGACACGATGATCTGCACCTCAACCTGGTTCACATCCGCTTCGCGCTGTTTGCCGACGCGGATAACAGGGATGACGATTTCCTGCAGCGATGCACCGCCATGGACAAAGCGGCTGCCCGCGCCTTTGACGCGAAGGCGGTTTATCGAGTTAGGGATCAAGACATCGAGGTCGCCCGTAAGGCCCAGCTTGGCCGATGTGAACTTTTTCATGCCCACGGTTTCTTCAAGGCCACGACCAATAACGAAGCGGCGATTGCGCAGCAAGATTTCCTCGCCCTTTGGATCAGCGACAGCGAAGTCGCTCTCATCAAGCGCTCGATGCTGATAGAGGAATCCATGATCTGCGGTGATCAGGATGTTCGAGAAATTCGCCGAGGTCAGTTTTCGAACGAGCTTGGTTAGCTCTTCGATCGCATCTTCTGCCGCCTTGGGCAGCTGATCTTCGGTCTGCAGCTTGTCGCCAATCGCATCGATCAGGTTGTGGTAGATGTAGACCACGTCATTGTCGCGGAAGAGCTCTTTGCCGTCATCGACCCGCATATCGAGCACATCGCGTGCGGACAGAGCCTTCGCACGGTCGCCTGCACGTCCTGTTGCCAAGAGCTTTTCGCGCGCGGCGAGCCCTTGGGTGCTTTCGCCACCCGACAACACCGATCCACTTCCTTCAGATGCAAAGGACAGTTCCCTGTTCGGCAAAAGTGCCGCCATCCCGAGCTGTGTATAGCTGGGTAGCGCACTGATCATGGGCTTCAGCTCTGCATCAAACCGGTTCAGCGCCCGAATGCGACGCAGGCATTCCTCGGCCACCTCGAAGCGCAGGGCATCCGAGATAATGACCACGACTTTCTGATCGCGACGGCGGAATTCTGCAGCTTGTTCAACGTAGAAGGCGCTCTGGCTTGCGTAGCCGGGAATTGTCCAATCGGTCAGCCCGGCAACCTGATCGTGCCAGGCGTCATTCAGCGTCAAGAGGAAGCTATTCGTGTATCGGTTCTCGACCGCCTCATAGAGTTCCGAAAGCAGCGAGGCATGGCCACTGCGCTGCATGTGGTAGATGAATTTGCGATAGAGCTGGTCGAGCTTGTACCAGCTGCTGACGTATCGCTTCACCCCCTCAGCGGGGCTCGTCATGCCCAGATTAGCCTCAGCCAGCGCCTGCTGGAATTCGGTCGCAAAGCCGATGGCCTGATAGATATCCTCGTAAGTGCCATACCAATGGCTCTGGCGGCGCTCGCGCACCCATTTCAGCACCTCGGATGCGCTGACGGTTTGGGTCGACATCGCATGCACGAGCTGCCGGATGATGTGGCGGTCGATTTCCTCGAAATGGTCGACGGCCATGACCGTGCGGAAATCGCGCTTGGACAAATCTTCCGGGATCTTCAGCAGGCCCTGAT